CGACGACCACGGCGACGTCGTCCCGGAGTCCGTGCACTATGAATGCGCCGGCTGTCCGCGGCCGATCGAGGAGACCCACAAGCTCGCGCTGGTCCGCGGGGGCCGCTGGGTGGCCACGCATCCCGGGCGCCGCGTGGCGGGCTTTCACATCAACGCCCTCTACTCGCCCTGGTCGCGCTGGCCGGCGCTCGCCCAGGGCTGGATCGACGCCCAGCAGGATCGCGAGCAGCTGAAGGCGTTCATCAACCTGAAGCTCGGCGAGCTGTGGGAGGATCGGTCAGAGAAGCTCGAGCCCACCGCGCTCGCGGAACGCGCCGAGCAGTACGGCGCCGGCATCGACGTGCCGGCCGCCGTCGGGGTGCTCACGGCCGCGGTCGACGTGCATCCCGATCGGCTCGAGCTCCTGGTCGTGGGCTGGGGGGCGGACGAGGAATCCTGGCGCATCGCGCACCATCGGATCATGGGCGACACCGAGCAGGCGGATCCGTGGCAGCGCCTCGAGCCCCTGCTCACGAAAGCCTACGCCCACGCCGGCGGCGCCACGCTCCGGCTGCAGGCGGTCATGGTGGACTCAGGGAACCAGACCGTGACCGTCTACCGCTTCGTCCGGCCGCGGGAGACGCGCAACATCTTCGCCTGCAAGGGCGACGAGGGGGGCCGTGGCGGGCCGCCGCTTGCACGGGCACGACGGAAGAACCGCTACGGCATCAAGCTCTTCACGATCGGCACCATGGCGCTGAAGGACGCGCTCTTCAGCCGTCTCCGGATCCAGCAGCCCGGCGCGCGCTACATGCACTTCCGCACGATGCTCCCCGACGGCGGATTCGATGGAGAGTACTTCGCGCAGTTCGGCGCCGAGCGGGCGGTGATCGAGCGCGTGCGCGGCCGCCCGGTGCGCCGGTACGTGCAGACACGCGATCGCAACGAAGCGATCGACCTCGAGGTGATGAACCTCGCCGCCCTGCACGCGCTCGGCGCCGGCGTCCGCGAGCATCTGGCCCAGTGGGTCGCGCGGGTGCAGCAGGAGGGGGAGAAGCGGCGGGCCGAGGGCGGCGCGCCGGCCGTCTCGGCGAGCTCGTCGATGGCCGCCGACCGGCTGCGCCAGATTCGCGGGCGTCCACCGGGCCGCGGGGGGTGGATCAACCGTCTCTGACTTTCGCGCCGGCGCCGCCGGCGCTATCATACAGGCAGGCAAGCGAGCCCCTCGAGGCCGGGTCTGATCCCCGGCCTCGTGTCTTTTTAGGGAGCGGCATGCCTCCTCCGATCGTCACGACCGAACCCGATGTCCTGATCGCCGGCGACACCTGGTCTTGGGACAAGCACGTCAACGACTACAGCGCCGCCGATGGTTGGCAGCTCTCCTATACGCTACAGGGTACCGAGAAGATCGACCTGGCCTGGTCCACGGAGGTCGTCGCCCACCCCAACGGCGTGGACTTCCGGATCACTGTGCCGGCCGCGACGACGGCCACCAAGACGCCGGGGTCACTCTTCTGGCAGGCCTACGTCACGAAGGCCACCGAGCGCCATACCGTTGGCTCTGGCGTCATCACCCTCAAGCCCAACCTCGCGACCGCGGCCGCCGGCAGCCAACGCACCCACGCGGAGAAGACGCTCGCCGTCATCAAGGCCGCGCTCGAGGGCCGGCTCACGAGCGACATCGAGAGCTACCAGATCGTCGGCCGCGCGGTGAACAAGATCCCGATCGAACAGCTCGTCAAGCTCCGCGGGGTCTACGAGTCGATGGTCTATCGTGAGCGGCATCCGGATCTCCTCCTGACCCCCATCGAGGTCGTATTCACCCAGCCCGACTAGTCCGCCCGAGCCGGATGCGGCGCCTGGGGATGCGGCTCTACAACGCCGGTGCCCGGGCCCTCAATGCATTCGGCAACTTCCTGGCGACGAGCCAGAGCGACTCGGGGTTCTCGGCGGCCCGCTGGACGCGGCTCACCGCCGATTGGAGCCTGTGGCGCCGCAGCGCGGACCAGGAGATCCTCGCCGACCTGGGCGCGCTCCGCGCGCGCGCGCGGAACCTGGTCTTCAACAACCCCTACGCGAAACGGTTCGTGGGACAGGTCACGCAGAACGTGGCCGGTCCGCACGGCTTCCGGTTCAAGCCCAAGGTCGTGGACGCCGCCGGTACGCTCGATCAGCGCACAAACCAGGCGCTCGCGCGCGCGTGGGCGGACTGGTGCCGGCGCGACACGTGCAGTGTCGACGGCAAGCTCTCCTTCCGCGCGCTGCAGCGCCTGGTCGTGGGCGCGGTGCCGCAGGACGGCGAGGTCCTCATCCGGATGGTCGAGGGGTTCCCGAACGCGCACGGCTTCGCGCTGCAGCTGATCGATGCCGATCTCCTCGACGAGCAGTACAATGCCGAGCCCGGGCCCCACGGCTACGAGATCCGCATGGGCATCGAGATCAACGAGTGGGGCCAGCCTCTCGGTTACTGGCTCTGGGATCGGCACCCGAGTGAGATCGCCCGCAAGCGCGAGCGCAAGTTCGTCCCGGCGGCCGAGCTGCTGCACCTCTACGTCCCGTTCCGCGTCGGCCAAAGCCGCGGCGTGCCCTGGTTCCACGCGATCATGCTCGACTTGAAGCAGCTCGACGGCTACGCCGAGGCCGAGCTGGTCGCGGCCCGGAGCGCCGCCGCCAAGATGGGGTTCTTCAAGACGACCGAGGAAGGCGCCGCCGGCTGGATGCCGCCCCAAGAGGATGCGAAAGGCATCGAGCGGCTGCAGATCGAGGCGGAGCCGGGGCTCATGTCGCAGCTCCCGCCCGGGCTCGAGTTCCAGGCCTGGGATCCGCAGCATCCGAACGAGGTCTACAAGGACTTCGTGAAGGCCGTGCTCCGCGGCGTCGCCAGCGGGCTCGACGTCTGCTACCACAATCTGACCGGCGACCTCGAGGGCGTGAATTACTCGAGCGCGCGCGTCGGGGAGCTCGACGAGCGCGATGCCTGGAAGGCACTGCAGCAGTGGCTGTGTGAGGAGCTGCACCAGCGGGTCTACGAGCGGTGGCTCGCGATGGCGAGTCTCACGGGCCAGGTGCAGCTGCCCACCGAACGTACGGCCGACTACCGCGCGGTCGCCTGGCTTCCCCGCGGGTGGGCGTGGGTGGATCCCGAGAAAGAACTCAACGCGATCGAGAAGGCGCTGCAGCTGGGTCTCACGAGCCGCACGATCGAGGCGGCCGCCCAAGGCCGGGACATCGAGGAACTGTTCGCCGAGCTCGACGCGGAGCAGGAGCTCGCGGCCGAGTACGGCATCACGATCGTCGCGCCGGCGAAAGGGGCGATCAACGGCAAAGCGACGGAGGAGGGCGACGACGTGCAGCGCGCGCGAGTCCACACCGATACCACGATCGACGTGCACGCCCCGCCGCCGGATCTGGTGCCGGTGGCCGCCGCGTTGGACCGTCAGTCTGAGGCGATCCGAGCCCTCGCGGAGCGCACGCCAGTCGTGCACGTGGCCGCGCCGGCCGTCCGCGTGGAGAACATCATCCCGGCCGGCCCGGCGCCCGTGGTCCAGGCGATCATGCCGGCGACGCGCAACGGCCACGGCAAACGGAAGGTGACGATCCACACGCCCCGCGGCGACGTGACGGGTGAGATCGAGGATAAGGAGTAACCAATGGCGAAGTCGACCCCCGAGCTCGTGAGCGTGCGCAGCGCGCGGCACGTCGAGCTCATCCGCCGGGAGGCGGGGCTGCGCGCGCAGGCGGAACAGGATGGCGTGGACCCCTACCGCGTGATCACCGCCGATCGGGCGGTGCGCTGGGCGGCGCATGTTCTGATCGCCAAGGCGCCGCCGCTGATGAAGCAATGGGCGGGGCAGATGACCGCGCAGTTCGACAGCGACACGGTGCGCATCTGGCACACCCAGCTCGATTGGATCACCGCGCTCGCGATCGCGCGCTACGGGGAGGCGGAGGACTACTGGCCGCCGGCGTTCACGGACGGGGACCTGCTCCGGGCAGCGCAGTGGCAGCTTGGGGCGTGGGTACCGGAGGGGGTCAAGTTTGCGGCAGGCGCCGCGGCCTTCGGGCGACCCAAGCTGATCGTGAGGCCCTCGTGAGCGCCAAGTTCGACAGCCTCGAGAACGCCGTCTACAACGCGGCGCTCCGCAACATCGCGCTGCAGATCGCGCAGGCGCACCTCGCGCTCTATACGGCGGCGCCCGGCGAGACCGGCGGCGGGACGGAGATCGGCGCCGGCGTCGGGTATGCGCGCCAGGCGGTGGCGTTCGACGCCCCCTCGAATGGCGCGGGGTCCAACACCGCGCTCGAGACCTTCGGGCCCTGCACCACAACGAACTGGGGCTCCGTGACGCACGCCGCGCTTGGCGACACGGCGTCGGGGGCCTTCACGACCGGCCTCTACTACGGCGCGCTCACCACGGCGCGCACCGTGAACGTGGACGACTCGCTCGAGTTCGCCGCCGGCGCGATCGACGTGGCCGAGACGTAGCGGGTGGCGCTCCGCAACGCCGACCGCGTCAAGGAAACCTCGACCACCCCGGGCACCGGCACCTACTCCCTGGCCGGCGCGGTGGCGGGGTTCCAGACGTTCGTCGCCGGCGTTGGGACCGGGAACTTCTGCCACTACTGCGCGGAGGACGGCACCGATTGGGAGATCGGCATCGGGCTCGTTACGGACGCGACGCCCGACACCCTCGCGCGCACGCTCGTGCTCCAGTCCTCGAACGGCGACGCGGCCGTCAACTGGGCCGCCGGCACCCGGAACCTCTTCTGCGTGGCGATGACCGCAGGCCAGGATGCGTCCTCGTTCCGCCACATCCCGATCGTCAAGCGCCTGTCGGCGAACCACGCCATCTCGGCGACGGCGGCGACCGAAGTGACCGGCTTGGAGATTCCAAATCTCCAACCAGGGTCTTACGTCGTCCAGTACTTCCTGATCGTGCAGTCGGCGACCGCCACGGTGGGCCTCGGCCTCGGGATCAACTTCTCGGGCACGGCGGCGAACCCGGTCATCTTCCTGTATCACCCAACCACGGGCGCCTCAGCGGCCACTGGCGTCGCTGACGACGAAGCGAACGTCCTGACGGGTTCGCTGGTCGAGGGGCGCGCGACGAAGTCGTACAGCACGACCGCGCCGAATATGCTGAACACCGGCGTCGCGGCGATCAACGTCAACAACATGATCTGCATCACGGCAATCATCACCGTGACCGCAGCCGGCAACCTCGAGCTCTGGCACTCCTCGGAGACGGCGACGAGCACGACCGTCATGGCGGGGAGCTGCGTGATCGTCCAACCCGTGGATTGAAAAGGGAGCGCACGAACATGGCAGACGTCGCGGTACTCGTGGGCAGCCTCGTGGTCGGCGACGGCGCCCTGTTTCTGAATGGCATAGCGAACTTCGGCCCGGATGGTATTTCCGTGGCGTGGGAGACGTCCGTCCCTTGGGATTCGACGCCGGTGGCGGTGAACCAGGCGTGCCTGGCCGCAGCCGTCGCGGCGGGTGCCCTTCTGGGATTTACCGTCGAGCCGAGCGACAACAAGCTCATCTTCGCCGGAGCGCAGACGCCGTAAATGTGGGGCGGCCACGCGTGGGGTGAGACCCCGTGGGCAGCCGAGCGGGTGGCTGCCGGCCCCACCACGCACCAGGGCGAGGTCAGCTTTACCGGCGCGGCGACGTTCGCGCCCGCGCCTTCCCTGCAGGCGGCTGGCGCCTGGTCGGTCACGGGAGCGGCGACGTTCGCGGCTGCCGGCGTCCGCAAAGCGGTCGGGGCGTGGAACGTCACGGGCGCGGCCACGTTCGCCGCTGCGGGGGCGCGCAAGGCCGCCGGCGCGATCGCGCTGCAGGGCGCGGGCATCTTCGCCGCCGATGGTGTCGTCGCCGGCGCCGGCGTCGTCCACCAGGGCGCGACCGTCCTCGCCGGCGCCGCCACCTTCCAGCTCGACGGCGTTGTCGTCAGCGCCCCAGCGCCCTCCCGCGGCGCACCCTGGGCGGATCCCCGGCTGGCGAAGTTCCTCCAGAAGCCTCACCGGCGCCGGCCACTCGAGCCAGCATACATCCTCGAGGCGTGGACGCCGCCCGTCGACACCGAGCCGGCTCCCGACGAGGATTGGGAGGCCATCGTCCTGGCGCTGCTCGATTGACTTGCGCCGCCACGGCTCCACCTATATCCTTGAGCAGGTAGGAGACTCGCGCAGCTCGAGCCCCCAGAGGCCACACCTCTGGGGGCTTGGTCTTTTCTGGGAGCGCGATGACCACAGCTGCGAAGCCGGTGCCCGACAAGTTGCCCGTGCTCCATCGCGCGGCCATCGAGCTGACGCCGCTCACGCGCGCGGATGGCACGGCGGATCCCGACCGCTTCCGGGTCGCGATCTCGTCCGAGGAGCCGGTCAAGCAGTACTTCGGCGCCGAGATCCTCGATCACAGCCGCACGGCCGTCGATCTCAGTCGCTTCAAGCGTGGGCTCGCGCTGCGCGTCGTCGAGGACCTGGACCGCGGCCACTACTCGGGCGTCCAGGTCGGCCTCGTCGAAGAACCCGAGCTCGACGAGCAGGCGCGCGTGCTCCGCGGTGTGGTCCGGTTCGGCCGCAGCGCCAAGGCCCAGGAAATCAAGCAGGACGTGCAGGACAAGATCCGGAAGTTCGTCTCCGTGAGCTACCGGATCTCGAAGATGGTGCTCGAGTCCGACGACAAGGACAAAGGGCCGACCTACCGCGCGACGCGGTGGCAGCCCCAGGAAGTGGCGATCGTTTCCGTGCCCGCGGACGTCACCGTGGGCTTCGGTCGCAGCGACGGGGCGGATACCGAGCCCGTCGAACTCACCGGAGCCCGCGAGGCCGACCAGGAGGACACGCCCATGTCCGGTTCCGCAGCTGCCGGCGCACCCACGCCCACCCCCCCGCCCGCCGCTGCGGGTGCGAGGGCCGCGGAGCCGACGCCGGCCGCGGTCACGGTCGTGGACATCCCCGGCGAACGCAAGCGCGTCGCGGGCATCTATTCGCTCGCGAACCAGCACGGCTTCAAGCAGGAGAAGGTCGACGAGTGGATCAACGGCGATCGCTCGCTCGAGTCGATCAAGGGGGAGATCCTGGACCTCAAGATGCGGGGGGCCGCGCCGGTCGTGACACCGGCCGACGGCGCGCGCCAGGGGCAGCACGCGGTCGACCTCTCCGAGAAGGACCAGAAGGAGTACAGCTTCTGCCGCGCGATCCTGGCGGTGGCGGACGGCAACCGCGACGCGGCGCCGTTCGAGTACGAGGTCCACGACGCCATCGTCGCCAAACGCGGCGAGTCGAAGCGCGGCGGCTTCTACATGCCCGCCAACCTCCGCGTCAACCCGCTCGCGGAGCAGGTGCGCGAGCGGATCCTCGCGGCCCTGCCGCCCGAGATCCGCGATCAGTTCATGTCCCGCGCGGCCCTCGACGTGCAGACGGCCACGAAGGGCGCCGAGCTCAAGTTCATCGAGCCCGGGCCGTTCATCGAGATGCTCCGGAACCGGATGCTCGTCCGGGCACTCGGGGCGCGGGTCCTGACGGGCCTGCAGGGCGACGTCGCCTTCCCGCGGCAGACGGGCGCGGGCACGTTCTCGTGGGTGCCGGAATCGCCCACGGCCGACGTCGCCTCGTCCAACCTGCTCCTGAACCAGCTCGTGCTCGCGCCGAAGATCGGCCAGAGCACGACCTCCTACTCCCGGAAGCTGCTCGCCCAGGCGGTCCGGGACATCGACATGCTGGTGCGGGAGGACCTGGCGGCGATCAACGCGCTGGGGATCGACCTGGCCGCGATCAACGGCCTCGGCACGTCGAACCAGCCGACCGGCATCCTGAACACCGCCGGCATCGGCTCGGTGACGGTCGGCGCCAACGGCGGCGTCCCGACCTACGACCACTTCGTGGATCTCGAGACGCAGGTCGCGGCCGCCAACGCGGACGTCGCCGCGATGGCGTATCTCAGCACGCCGCAGACCCGAGGCCGGATGAAGAAGTCGGCGCAGATCTCCGCGACGACCGGCATCCCGGCCTGGTTCATGAACGAGATCAACGGCTACGGCGGCAACGTGTCGAACCAGGTGCCGTCGAACCTGACGAAGGGGACGTCGACGACGATCTGTCACGCGATCCTCTTCGGCAACTGGGCCGAGGTCCTGATCGGCCAGTGGGGCGAGCTCGAGGTTATCGCGGACCCCTACTCGCAGAAAAAGAGGGGCGATATAGAGGTGACCACCTTCATCATGGCGGATGTTGGACTCCGCCACGCGGCCAGCATGGCCGCGGTCAAAGACGCACTTCCGTAGACGTGAAGAGCTACTACGAGCGGAATCGGGACCGGGTCCTGGCGAAAGCCAAGGCCCGGTATCTCGAGAAAGTTGGCGGGCGGTTGACGTACACACGTGGCGTCGAACGGGCTGGCACGCACCGAGCCAGCAAGAAACCAACACAACGAGAGCTCGGCTGGGCGGCTGGCTTCCTCGAAGGTGAGGGCACGTTCTTCGCCGGCAGGCGGTCGCACGTGAAGGTCGCGGCTGTTCAAGTAGAGCGGGAACCAGTAGCGCGGTGTCTGGAGCTGTTCGGTGGTGGTCTCAAACAACGGCCAGCTCAAGGAAGTTTACCGAACCAGCAACCACAATGGATATGGTCGGCTCATGGCTCGCGCGCGCGCGGGGTGATGCTGACGCTGTACTCACTGATGAGCCCGAAACGTCAAGGCCAGATCCGCAAGGCGCTGGCCGCTTAAGGAGAGGCCAATGGGCGAGAAGAAGCTCAACATCGTCATCAAGCGGGGCCTGGGGATCCAGGGCCCCGGTCCCGACTTCCCCCATCTCGAGAGCCCCGACGGCGAGGTCCACACCGTGGACGCGGCCTTCGGCTGGCAGCTCGTCGCGGAGGAGCGGGCCACGCCCGCCCATCCGGTCGAGGACGACCCGCGCTTCGCGGGCCGCGTGAACCAGCCCGACGATGGGCCGGGCCGGCGCCGGCGTTAGCCGGTGGCCCTCGGGGATAGCGATATCGCCGCGATCCTCGCGGATCTCAAGATCCTGGGCGAAGCGGTCGATGTGGTCCTCGGGGGAACGACGACGCAAGGGGTGTTGCGGCTGAACTACGAGCTGCTCGGGTTCGAGGGGCAGCAGGTCGAGCGGGTGCCGGCGGTGACGATCAAGACGGGCAGCCTGCCGGGCCTCGCGATCGGGAGCACGCTGACGGTGGGTGGGGTGAGCTACACGGCGCGGGACGTCTGGCCGGGGGATGACGGGGGACTGACCGACGTGATTCTAGCCCCGTGATCTACCCGATTCGGAAACTGATCGAGGCGGACTTCACACTGTCCGCGATCAACGCGCAGATCGCGGTGCTCAACACGCTGTACACGCTCACGGTGCCAAACGTCGTGACCGTGGCCGATGGGGCAGAGACGGTCGTGGGTGGGAAACCTGGCGCCGCGTTTCCGTTGGTGCTGCACTACATCGGGACGCAGCCCACGAATGGTGAGATGGCGAGCTTCGGCAAGCGGGACATCCCCGACTTCCCCGTGGTGTTCGCCTATCACACGCGCGCATCGAGTCTCGCCAATGCGCGCCGCGACAGCGAGGTAACGCTCGAGGCCCTGCTGCCGATTCTGGAGGGCCTGAGCGGCAAATCCTTCGGGGCCACGCTCCGACAGGTGCTGAACGTCGAGAGTCCGGTGCTGTCCGTGGAAGTGTTTGAGACGAAGGACAACGCAGTGGTCAGGCTGGGCGGGGTGCTGAGAGGGTCGCTGTACACGCGGACACAGGGGGTCTAGATGCCCACGCAGCTGCGGCGCTTCCAGGTCGTGTTCGCCAAGATCGAGTCCGCCGAGGGCACCGACGCCGTCCCCACGGCGACCGATGCCCTGCAGCTCGTCGCGCCGGCGGACTTCAGCTGGGGCGCCTACCAGGACAACGAGCAGGACGACAAGGACAACCAGAAGCTCGAGTCCGACGCCCCGCTCGCGCCCTCCGGGATGTGGGCCGAGATCGGGCTCCGCCTCCACATCCGCGGCAAGGGCTCGGCCTACGCGACCACGGCCGGACCCGAGACCCATGCGCTGCTGCAGGGCGCGCTGATGCAGGAGTCGTTCGCG